TATCTTACTATAATTATCCTCACTAAGGAAATGGATATTATAGTGCATGCCGGGTCTAACCATAATGCTAGACCCTTCAATAAACTTTAATCTACCTAACTGTTCTTCTGTTAATTTTATGCTTCTCTGCATACGTTATTATTTTACGGCCATTTTAACAATTTCAGCATCCATCATAAGCTTAGTAAATTTGGTTTTGTTACCGTTAATTACATTCTTAATGATGTGATATTTAATGTCATTAGTAAATACATCTGACGTTACAATATTCTTTACACGCTCCAGTATCTTATCAGTCACTTGTTCTGTATTACTATAGTTAACAGTATAGTTAATAAGACGAGTAGCTAGAACACTTGCAATGTCAGCACGATAATTAGCACCTGTTCCAATTGTTTCATGCAACTCAGACTTTACATTATCCCAGTTCTGATTCAAGAGAACCTGATTAGGAGAAATCATCTTGTCAAGTCTGTTATTGATAAACATGGTAAACATTGTACCGAATGTCTCACCTACAGAACCTTCTGCAATAAATTGAATCATTGGAAGATTGTTCTCAAAAGAATCAAAGCTGCTAATAGAGTTAAAGAATGTAGTAATACTACGAGCATTAGTCTCCTTAGTAACAAGCTCTGGATGTAACAATAAGAAGTTGATACAACGGCTATCTAGGTTTGCAGACTCTGCCCATTTTGCCCAGCAGTCAATATCAAACTTAAGATTAGCTGTAATGAAACGAGTCTTTTGTGCAACGTCAATAGATGTTACATTGTAATCACCATTATCAGGATTCGTAGTCAAGATAATGTGCCAGTCTTTTGGAAGCTTCCATGAGATGTATTCTTGACGGTCAATCAAATCCATACAAGCTTGTAAGAATCTAGAGTCAGCACGAGTATAGTCATCTAAGATAAGAATACCGCCATCACCTTTACCTTGAATCCATTCAGGAGCAGCATGAGTCATTCTCTTCTCACCTGTTGGTATATATTTGTTCTGAATATACAGAGGCAAAGTATTCTCAGGAACCCATTTAGTTACTTCATCTTTCTTAATCTCAAATTCTTTCATTGGAAAACCTGTGAGGTCACCAATCTCTTCGATCTGTGCAAGATTCAACTTTACAACATGCAGACCTAGTGACTTACCTATCTCTAGAATAGTGCTAGTCTTACCGATACCTGCCTCACCCTCAACAGCAACAGCTACTGGAATCTTTCCATTCTGCTGAAGATATCTGTTGTTGGTTACAATATGATTAACGAAACTCTTAAGTTCTGAAGTATTTAAATTTACTTGTGCCATCTTAGTTTAATTTAATTTGTGGTCCTTTTAATGATTTGTTTATGCTACCACGGGTAGATATTACCCAAAGCATTTTGCCTTTTACATTTATATCCGTATCACATTCGCCATCAGTAAGATAGACTAGACACGTATACTTTCCAGTATTTGCATTATAATATTCTAACACAGGATCAAAGCTAGTACCACCTCTTCCGTGAACTACTAATTCTTGACCCCTTCTATATTCTCCAATATAACTTATAGATGTATCACACTGTATTACTGTGATGTCACTACCCGTTTTATTAATGTGATCTATCTCATGAAAGAATTCTTTTAACTCTTTATCTGAAACAGATCCACTTGTATCAATTGCTACAAGAATATGCCGGCGTTGTTTAATTTTCAGACCTGGATTCTCTTCAAATCTTTTATTAAACTTACGTCTAAGCTTTTTGGTATATACCTTTTGAGAACCCCCAGTAAATCTTCTAAGATAACCTTTCCAATCAAACTTTGGTGGTTCTTTTACATTCAATCTTTCTAGAATACTCTTTAGTTCTCCTGGTATATTACCTCTTGACTTTTCTACCTGTTCTTTAATCTCAGATAGAACGTGTTCAGTTTGCTTTTCAATCAGTTTCTTCTCTGCATCACTAAGGTTTTCAAATTCACCCCATGATTCGTGATCAGGTATCATGTCTCCCATTTGTGTATGAGATTGACCAGAACCTTGATCATCCATCATCTGTTGAATTCTCTGACTAGATTCGCTATCAGGATTGTTATCAAGTTCATTCTTGATAAGATCATAATATGTATGCCAGCCTACCTTTTCAGGAAGATTTAACTGTACAAATGGATCTGTCTTGATTGTACAGCCACCATCTGGTAAGTTAATACCATCAATGTACTGATTAATCTCTAGATCCATTGCAATATTAGACAGCTTCTTGTCATAGCCAGGATGTTCCGAACAGATATGAAAGAATGCAATATGCAACAGCTCATGTTTTAATAGTCCGAGCTTATGGGGATCAGACAATGACCCCCAAAACTCAGGATTAATTACAAGCTGATAGTTAATATTATTTTTAGCGACACCTGCAGTAGGTACTTTATCAGACCATATCTTATTCAAACTAATGAGAAACAAACCATAGAATGGTTCTTTAAGCATTAGTTCTTTACTGGTCTTAGCTAGTGAATCTTGATGATTCATTCTTAATAGGTATTAGTTTTAAATTAAAATCACTTAGGAAACTGAATCCCCATTCCATCATGTTTCTTTTTATGGAAACCGAAAACTTATCTAGGAAATAGTCTATAGCCTCACCTGAAACATTATGATATACAATTTCATTATATAGTGAGGTATATGTAACATTGCTGTTAAAATCTATATGCCTACAGATTAAAGTTAACTGATTAACTATAGTCTCCATAAACACAGTCTGCCTACATTCTGTATTTGCTTCTTTATACATGATCAATAGATACGGCAGGTTTTGTACTACATCTATATGTCTGATTGTTTCTGTAGCAACTGTCAAGTTATCCTTGTCACTTGACTGCATCATCTTAAGAATGTTATCACAAATCTCTGGTGTTAACTTTAGTTCATTAGTCATTGATATCCAATGTTTTAAGCATCCACGGTTGTGGATTATTCATAAATAATATCCATTCTCTTGCACTTGGTATGTAACCATTGCAATCTTCTTTTACATGTTGTTCTCCAACATAACGGGTGTAAACTTTCTTGCCATCAGAATTGATGAAGGAAGCACCAAAGATTCTTTCACATTCAAATATTCCCTCGCTGTGATGACGGAATAGACGATGCATACTATGACCATACCAGGCCTTAGTTTCATCAAACCAATCATGAATGTCTGTGTAATCTTCTAGTTTACCACCCCATTTTTTGACAGAACTTTTTGCGTGTTCATGGGGATGTGCCATAATCTAAATTTCAATTTCTCCAATGATAGTTGTTAACTCTCCAGATTCACTATTAGGTTCCTCTACAAACTGGACACCTTCAATGTCCCATTCTTTTTCTTTAAAATTCATATGCAATGTACCTCTACCACCCTCATTATTATACCAATCATAACTATAGTGGCGATGGATTATACGTTCTCCAATTTTGTGTATAATATCTATAGTACGGTCGTCCCCATCTACATCAATCTCATCTCCTTCCTCGTTATAATATCTCCATTCATCTATGTCTCCACTATCTCCACCACCAGAAAAATCTACTTCTACTTTATAAATACCTGCTTCTTTTACAGCCATCATAGCTGATACAATTTCTGCGTCTGTCATTTGTTTTGCTTATAAAATTTACCAAGAATGTTTCCGTTAAGCCACCTGTCTGATTCTAAAACTTCAAATTTGAATTGATACTTTGTCTCATTGTAAGACAGTTCAGATTTAGAATAGCAGATTTTAAGGATGGATCTCTTGATAACTATACCATCCTTATGTGCTTGCTTTAAGACATCATTACTACTGTAGTAGTTCTGATATGTTGATTTACGTACACGTTTATACGTCTTCTTACGCTTATCTGTAGGCAGTGCCTTCTTGCTAAGCTTGGTTTTTACATCTGCAAAAAAGTTTTTCTTACCTATGTACGCAACAGCTTTGTTATTTATTGTTGCTTCCATAATGTATATAAAACCGATTGCACTTTCAGGAATCATCTCTTCTGTGAACACGACTCCGTTATATATCCAACTCATTTCAGTAATGTATGTTTAAGGATTGGCCTCAAGATTTTATCTACTGCATCAATACCATGAACTTTAACAGAGTCTGACAAATCTTTTTCCAGTTTAAGATGTATGCCTGGTATCTGATACAATGCGTTATACTTTGCCATTGCTTCCATTCCAACCTTATCATTATCAAGTAGAGTACAGATAGACTTATACTTTACTTTATATAGATTGATTACCTCCTTGCGGATTATACTATTCTCACTATCCGGGGCAACTACTTCTACAGGATATCCCATAGAATCTATACACATTGCATCTTTAAGAGAACTGCATATTATCAGATACGGTTTCGTAAACTGCAGCTGATCAGTACCTTGCAGATAGTCTCTGACTTTTATGAATTTATAATCTGAACTCTTGGGTCGGTATATCTTACATATCTGGTTACTTGAATTATAATAACCGTAAATATAATTACCTCTTACATCAAAGCCCGGTTTGTCAATGCAAGTAAAGGCATAGTGATCAATAGGTCTTACATTAAACTTTTCTAATGTCTCAGAACCTATATTATACTGCATCCAGTAGTTAGCATCTAGATTATTCCACGGTCTTTCTACAACAGTAGACAATTCATATTTGTTTTCCTCAACTATGGGACTGAGGAAATACCCATTCTTATTTTTCTCTAGGAAGACTGAATAGTCTTTCATTATCATATGGACGGTATCAGAATACTCTAGTTTATATAATTCAGATACTAGATTTACATCACTCCCGCCGAAGCCGGTAGAGAAATCTTTCCATTTATACTTACCGTCCCTATAATAGATAAAGAAACTAGGGTTCGTATCCTTATGATTGAATAAGGATTTCATCTTAACACTTTGACCTGTAAGCTTTTCGGTTAGCTTACAATAATATTCATATATCCAAGTAGATGGAACCTCATCTATTGATAATACTATGGATCTTGTACTAAGCATGCTGTAAAAAATTAAAGGGGACAGTTGATTCTGCCCCCTTTGTTATCTTATAAGTTAACTATTACAACTCAAAGTCATCAGCCAGAGACTTCTTAGTTGTACCCTCTCCAAAAGTTTTAACCTCTACGGTCTTGCTTTTCTTGATGTGAACTTCAGTATTGAACTTTACTACTTTACTTTTTACTTCATCGATATGAGCACCCTCATATGCTATACCATCCTTAGACCACTTTGGAAAATACAAATCATGATTAGTATAACCTGCCTTGTTCTGATACTCTTTGCCTGCAATACATACACGCAAAAACTTATTAGCAAAAGGCTTATCATAATTAAACTGATTGATTAATGAATCTACAGTATCATGCTTTTCATCTTGAGAATCTAGCCATGCAGATGACCCAGTCTCATTACATAAATTCTTAATTGCCTTTAGGATCTCCTCATCTCTTTTAATGACATTACCCTTTGGAGTTATACCATCTGCAAATGGATACTCGGTAAGCTTTACACGACCTACCTGACCATCATGACGACCCAAGCCTGGGTTATCTTTATCAATATAAAATCCTTCAAAGTCATCACCTAATGCAGGACCCTCAACATCTAGAATGATATTGAAAGCTTCCTTATTATAAGGTGTTGCCTCAAGTCGGATGTTATAAATTTTTACAGATGCATTACCCGGAGATAATGTCTTTGATACAGATGACGATGATCCGTTTTCTTTAATGTTCTTTGTACTAATCATGGTTTTAAATTTAGTCGATGAAGATTTTAGACCAGTCAACTGTTACGCTGCCGTCCTCATTAATTTTTGAAATTTCAAATTCTTTATTCTTTAGATGCGTAGGTCTTGCACCACAAGATACATCATCCTTGGTCTTGAAACTAAGAATGTTGGTATCTCCTTTTCTGTACAAATATCCGATAGCATCCGAGTGCTGCATGATAATTCTTTTAAGTTTACCTGTCAGGTCTAAATCCATTGATGTGAATTCAGCCCCGTTCTTTTCCAGCAGCACATCCTTTACGTGACCAGCAAGAATAACTCTTGGTGCCCATTTCTTAATATAAGCAATAATAGTTGAGAATGCTTCACGAAGCCAAGGATAACCAGCACCGTTAGGCATGTTAAGTATGCTACCATACTTAGCCTTACCCTCTGTAAACCAGGACTTTCCCATTGGAGATTGAGAATAAAGTTCCTCAGCAAATGGAATACAAATTTCCTCCAAAGCAGTAATTGTATCTACAGCTACATACTTATAGGGATAACCTGCATCCTTAATTGCTTTACCGATTGCTTTAATTTCATCTACATTGGCAGCACCAATCTTTAAAGCCTCAACATACTTAGAACCAGATTCTAAATCTAGGATCAAGCAATCAGGTAGATCAGCAAACAAAGTAGTCTTACCTACCTTAGGCTTACTAAAGATTACAAGATTCTCTGGACTTGATGTATCAGGCTTCTGTTTCTTTGTTGGCAATACGATTTCCATTAGCTTTTAATTATTTGATTTAGCCACTTCTTTCTGCTTACAGGTTTCTGCAACATGATTGCTGCTAAATCTCTAAGGGTTATTCTATCTAGAGGACAGTCCTCATCTGGATCCATGATCTCATCAAATGTATCAAATGTAATTATCTGAGAATCAGTATCTTCAACTTTTGTTAGAACTGCAACTGCCTCTAATTCACTAACTGGAACAAGATATCTACGGTCACTGCTATTTTCTAGCTCAACAGAATCATATTCTTCTTCCCAGTATTTATTGTATTTCCACTTATACAGGGTTCTTTCATCTGTTTCAGGTTCAAATTCTTTATTTACAAACTCCGTGTAAATATCCTGTCCTTTCTTTAACTGACTTGGAAATAAACTAACATGCAATTCAGTCTTTGTATATGGCTTGTATGCCATTGTAGGTACAAACAACGGATCATCTATACCGAGTGCCTCAAATGTTTTTTGATGATACTCTACAAGATTCTGCATCCTAGCTTTTTTATCAAGCAGGTTCTTCTTTTCTTGAGTCTTAATCATTATTTTGTATTTAAACGTTTCTCTTGTTTCGGTGGTGTCGGTATTTCTACTACACTCATGCTTTCAAAATTACCTCTGAAGAAACTCATCCTGGTATCACCATTCCTACATTTCAGGAAGTGCATTACCATAACTCTTTCATCATCAATAATATATCTTTCAGGACCGTAGTACCGAATCTTGAAATACCCTGGCCTGTTTAGACCAACAACAACGTCAGCATGCTGAAGCAAAGCATCGGCACCCATAAGATCTGAGGATAAGATATAGTTACCAGCCCTACCATCTTCATTTCTCTCTGGATTATCAATGTTTCTATTAAGCTGACTTAAAATAATAAACGCAATAGGATATCTCCTCTTAAGTTTTGTAAGAGTTTCTGCAAATTCATAAAGCATATCCTGCTTATTCTGTCCATTGTTTACCTTAAGCAGGTACGAATGGTCAAGAGTAATAATCGTATTGACGTATCTTGGAACTTCTCCCTCTGTATTAATGTGACTTTCCATGTAATCAACGATTACTTCTTCAATCTCCTTAACAGTCATGGGATTTTCTACTACGTCAATAGGATACTTTACTCTAATCTTTGCATAGTCATAGCATTTTATAAGAGTTTCATCATCTAGCTGACCATTAGCACTACATAAATCCTTGTATGATCTGTTGACCACACTGGAGAATTCACGTAATGCTGTTACTCTGGAAAGCATCTCGAACTGAAATTCTAATATCCTAAATTCTTCACCTTTATTCAGTACAAATGCGCTGTTTACAATATTGTCTTTTACTAAGGTCTTACCAGCACCAGACCTACCTGCAATAACAGTTAGAGTATTCCACTCTATACCATCGGTAGATGCATCATTAAATTTAGGCCAGGGAGTTTTGATACTACGTATCTTACCTTCCTTTCTTCCTTTCATGTACTCTAGTGCCTGGACAAAACCATCTTTCTGCCCTTTCCAAGCATGATTTTTTTCTACCATTATACTGAAAATGAGATTGTTACCGGACTAGTAACTTAGAATGATTCTAGGACTTTCCGGGATATAAAGCTATAACCTTTACTCAATAGTTCCAAAAAAATATTGATAAAAATTATCTGCCAGAAGCTGATTTGAATACCTAGTATATCAGTACTAAACCTCCAAACAATAACATGTAACAGCAGCATGATGCACAACATCATTACTACTGCACCTAACTTTCTATAATTCATACTACTTTTTCGGATAGTGTGGTTTCTTCTTCGTAACCACCATTTAAAATTATCTCACAATAACTAGCAAGATCTGAATCTTTTGTCTTGTCTGGGTTGGTTTTACCGATAAAGTATTGTGAATTTCTCATGTACATAAACTTCTGTTTCTCAAAGCTATCTACATAATAAGCCGTAGCTTTTAGAATTGTCTCCCAACTGTATTCATAGTTCTGAAAAAACCATTTGAATGCCTTCTCAATATCTCTACGATTTACTCTAGCAGATTTACCGCTAGGTAATTTACCTTTAGGGAACAGCTCTAGGTACTGACCTATAAAATCATCAGATATTACAGGCTTTTCCTCTACTATCTTTTCTTGGAATAAAGCCTCAACTTTTTTCAAAACGATTTTACCTTCCTCAGTCATTGCATACTTATCATCTAGCAACTTAGTGGCTACCAGATTTCTTAGTTCTGCATGTGCATTTACAGATTTAGGTCTACGCTTATTAGCAATACACCATAGAATATGAAATGCATTTGGAGTTACATCTAACTCGTCAAGGATATCGTAAAACTGTTTGATCATCATATGTAAATCGTTGGTCTAAAGCAAGTTGTGTATAATCACCTTCCAAAGTCTTGAACTTATGGGTAGTATCTAACTCTGGATACATCTCTGCTACAATCTTTTTTGCTTTGTCATAATTGATTCCAAATATAGAAAGAGCATCATACAATCCCTTAGCCTTTACATATCTTTTGTTACTAAAAACAATGAAGTTGTATTCCCCGCTGTTTGGATCTAGAAAACCACGGATTGAAACTTTTTCTGGTAACGGTGTATACCTTTTAGTAGATGATTTTTGGCTTTTCATTTTTTTCGAGTTGATAGTTTATTTTATTCCATAAATCATTGCAATCCCATTCAGCCTGTCCAGTATAGGCAGCACTTGCAGGATGCGTAGCAAATATCTTATAGCAGTTATCAGGTATCATATCTGCATACTCTTGTGCCACCTTACCAAGAAAAACATAAATGATATCTTGTTTATTCCATATAAGATGATCAATCAGAGCTGCAGTAAATGGTTTCCAAACTAGCCGGTGACTACCTGGTTTACCAATAGTTGTAGTCAATGCACTATTAAGCATTAGTATACCTTGATTAGCCCATTTGGTTAGATCTGCAGACTTATCTATAGTCTGACCAGTAGTTCTTTCTATTGAATCATACATGTACTTTAGAGACTTTTCTATTGTACCTTGCATGCTACAACTAAAGGCTATGCCATCGGCCACATTTACCTGTGGATATGGATCCTGACCAACTATTACAACACGTGTATTTTCATAGGGACATTCTTCAAATGCTCTAAATAGATTCTTTATCTGTGGTGTCCACTTTTTACCATTAACTGATTCATTATGAAGGAATTCCAATATTGAATCGAAGTCTGAGGACATCACAAAATTTACAGTTGCTGGTCCCCAACCAGCTGATTTTAGTTTTTGAAATAGTTTCTCTTTTATTTCTTGTAAGTCTATATCTTTCATTTATATTTGTGCATTAAATAAAATCAACATGTCAGAAAATACAACAACTCCCGCAGAAGATTTGAAGCCAGTTAGAGCTGAAGTATACAAGGAAGAAACATCTATTATGGTAGATATTCCTGTTGCATACGTAATGCGTTTTAACCAACTGCTTTTAGAGTTTGTTCCATTCAAAGATCAGGAACACTTTACAGAAGTGATGAAGAATATTGGTGAAGGAAAGATTGAAGAACCGTTTGCATATCATTGCCAAACTATCTTAGCATTCCTCACACTTATAGAGACAGCTGCAAGATCACAAGATAAATTACAATGGGTTGAATACGATCCTGCAACTCAAAGCAAGACAGTAGTTGACGGTCCTGCTAAAGAAGACAATGTAGGGTAACACCTACATTGTCATGCTTTGTGATTTAATGTAGGTTGAATCCTACAATATCACCTATTTCTATTATAGCCTGAATTGCCAGACTCATCTCATCTTTAGAGCAATCAGCAAAGGACTTACATTGACCATCAATACATAGTCCTGATCTTAATTTTACTTCATGCTTGACACTTTCAAATGTGTCACCTGTATATGTGGCGACTTCTCTTATGCACTTCATCAATTTTGATAGCTGTGCATAAGATTTGTCTGCCGTAATAACCTCGTAGGTTAAAGAAACTACCTGACCCTCATCAAGATATTTAATAAAGAGGTCAAGTTTTGCTGAACTTAGTTCATTTACAAGTACTAACGTATCATTCTGCTTTTTTACCTGAATTGTTATTGGAAGCTGGTTTGCCATAGTTCTTCTTCTTTTTATATGGGCCACGTTTTTTTCTCAAACCATTTGGAGTAGCCGCAGTAGTTTTAAGATTAACTACTGTATTCTCATTCACTTTAGCTAGTTTTTCTTTGGCTGTAATCTGAAGCAATTCTTTTTCTTTTTCAGATAAAGATGTATCTAACATCTTAATTTTAGAATTTGCAGAAATCAAATTAACATTCAAAGTATTGATTTCACTTTGCTTAGAAGTAAGTCCTTCTTGAAGTGAAGCAATCTTATCAAGCAATCTCTTACTTGCTAATTTCCATTTGTAGTCTACAAACATTCCAGAAAATACAGCACCTGCTACCATAAAGGCTAAGTGAACTAAAAAATGCATCATGATTTTTTGTTTTTATAATTATTAATTAATTGGGTTACTTCTACCATGTCATAATATTCTAATGACCCGGCAGCTTCGCCAAAGTTACTAAGAACTTTTGTAATTTCCACCATATCCATCTCAGGAATATCCCAAAAACTTTTAATCACATGACCATGTTCCTTGATAATAATATCTAAAAAAGTATTGAGAACATTTTTAGTTTTCTGCTTATTGAACCAAGGTATGCTAGTAGTTTCATCCGCAGCATACACACATATCTGTAGCAACATGAGTAGATTAATGACTTTTAGTTTGTCTTCATCTGTCATGTTAAAAGATGTATCTGATTTCATTCCAAGGGATTATTAAGCCGTGAAGCATTTTAAATTGGTAGATGTAGTCGTCTTTTAAGTTGTGCTTATATCGAATATTCTTACCACCGTACTCGGATACCTTATCCTCCTGAATTGCAGGATTCCATAGCAAATCTTCGCCAAGTATATTGTTTTTTAGATTATACTCATGCTTGTTAGCATTATGAGTAAGAAATATTACCTCGGACTTTACTAAAGGCTTATACACAGGGCCAACATACTTATCTACCAGCTGAAATAGTGCTGCATACTCTTGTTCCCATCCTTCTGTTACAATTACAGGACTAAAGTTTATATGTACCACCCAACCTTTTTCCATAAACGGACCAATAGCTTTTATCCTATCGATAATTTTACTGGTATTAGGTTCTAGCACATCAGCATATTTCTGAGGCATAAGACTAAATCTTATTCTCATTTTAGATGCAGGATAGAGCTTTAATAAATCAGGATTTACATACTTAGTAGCAAAAGATCCGTATGCCTTTTCATGGTCTCTGAAAAACTTAGTAATCTTTTCCATATCGTAATACTTAGCATGCAATGCTAAATCTTCATTACAACCTAGGTCATAAGTAATAAAGAAAGGATGGGTTTGATTAGGCTTTTCTACTTGTGCAAACCAAGAGTGATGGTCTATGGCAGTCAGAATATCTTCTATATTCTTAGCCACCATTAAACCCTCTGGCATATGTCTTTTCATGTAGCAATAGCTACAGTTAAATAAACAACCATACCCAAAACTGGGTGCAATGAAGTCAGTAGATCTACCCGAAGGTCTGATCTGCATAGACTTCCGGGTAACTAATTCTACTTTACTCATATTACTGCTTCTTCTAATTCTTCTATACTAATATTGTCTAGGACTTGGTCTAACGGAGCAAACCTGGTAATATTAAAACTAGGTTCCTGTGTTTTACCAAATAGATCCCTAACATTTTTAGAATTTCTAATCTCCATTAATGTGACACCCATTTTATCATGCATGTCATAGTATCTCATTTCACGAATGGTGTAGATATTATCCTTAATAGGTCTATTAGGTATAATCTCTAATGACCTAGGATCAAATACATCATCTACACATACTACTTGATCTCCTTCTTTAATCATTGGCTTTACTTGCTTCGTTAATTCTTTGGTTAATCATCTGGTAGATCTCATCTACAAGATCAAACTGATCATTCTGTAGTACTCTGTACTTCCAGATTTGCCGGACATCCTCCCTGATATTATTCAGAGCAATGTAGTACTCTTCTCCATTAATGGCATAGCGAAAGTCATCTCCATCTTCAGGAAGATTAAACTCTAGTATTGCTTTACTCATGTTATTCAAAATTTGCGTAACCTAGATCCTCCCATACAGGAGGTTTAACTTCATTAGGGTCATTCATCTTTACTAGATTTACCGATGCCATTCTTCTTAGCCCAATTGATTATTGTTCTTTCTATTAAAAACATAACTTCTGGATCAATTACTTCATCACAATCTTCTACACAATGCACGTCTTTGACGTAATATGGTTGAAAATCAGGTGGAACTGGCCCATCTAAAATTGTTTTCTCTACTGTAAATACGTATTTGCGGTCTAATTCTATAGTACCTTCATATACCTCGGTTACACTAACCGGGCTGCTGCCTATCTTGATCATGAAAAGATTGTATTAGTTTTTCTTGAATTGACTTGATTACTGGTACATCATCCCAGTATATAAAGACTAAATCACTTGAGTCGGTCATAATCTTTTGTATAGCCCCAAAGAACCATAACACAAGATATGAAATATATAGATATAAGGGATAACCAAATATCAAACTCTATGTAATTGTAACGTTGGTAGTCGAGGATTGCATTGATGATAGTAACAATCCAACAACCTGCTGCAAGCAAGTAATATATGGGACCGTTACGAAAGTCGTACTTCATGTACTGTAGTATCTTCACGGTGTTATCCATAAAGATGTTACCCTTGTAACTAAGTGCCCATACTATTACTATAGCCGCATTCATTAGTAGTCCTAAGTAAAGCAGGTAATCTGATACCATGCCGCCTATCAAGGCAAATACCGTAGATAGGCACATGTACAAGATACCATTACTAAAGGATGACTTACTTAATACTGGTCTCATTCCCAAATGATTGCAATGTTATTCTCGTATGCAATAAAGTAGATACTATTATCTATCTCTACTACCTCACAGTTTGCAAGTGCTGACCCGATATATACTTGGTCTCCTGCTTTTACATGGGTACATTCATCACCTACTGCTACTACAGCAAGTTTGTTCCATGACTTCATAAACTCTGCATCTACACTAGCCTGTGCTTCTTCTGTAAGGATTACACCGCTTTCAGGTCTTGTAGGTTTTAAGATAAGGATTCTCTTTCCTTTTAATTTAAAATTCATCTTCGTTGGTTTTTGGTTTATTTACTTTACTCATACCATCTGGTATGAAATACTGTCTGCAATAGAACCAGTCTCCGTATTTATCTATTTCAGATTTAGGATAACCGTTTTCTACTAGCCATTCTTTTACATTTGCTACATCATTAGGTATTGGTTTAGGAAACCCGTACCTATAGCCATTAGGCGGATCAATCATTTTCATGCTCCGTCATCTGAATAGTAATCAGAATATTCTTCTGTAAAACATTTGCTACAGATAATAGATGTAGATAACAAATCAAAGTAGATGCTGTCTACCATGTTGTCATCGTCTTCTAATTTAGCTAAGTCTTTTGCGCATTTATAGATACTGTCTTTATCACAGTATCTACATAGGCCAGTGCATGTGTCTTCAGTATCTAGCATTGTTCTTTTCTCTTAAATGTTTTCTATACCAAGTATACACTGATTCAAATGGTACTCCCATTAGTATGGGGAATAAAAAGAAAGCCACAAATATACTTAGTAGAATCTTAGAAGTAATTAGTAATCCGATTGCTAGAAACAAACAACGCTGCATAAAGAACTGATTCATATGCCAACGATCTGTAAGGAACACAAGTATGGTAGAACTGAATGGAAACTTCTCAGGAAATGATGGTCTATGTAACCACAGGTACCACCAGTGCCATTTGAATTCCTTAGTAAAATCATACTTACGATGCCAATCTCTTGTCTTCATTTCCTCATCAGCAAGTGCATCCATCTTTCCTTTAAAGACTCCTGCTGCAACAATTAGTAATAGTATTAGTGTAGTCATGATGTTTATTTGTGCGACCAATATACACTAAATAACTTATAGTTGTATCTCTGATGTTAAATCATTGGCAGCCAGTTGGTTATTGATACTAACCAACTCATCTATGTCACCATGTTTAACAGCATACTTACCCTTTAAATGTACTAGTTGCGCACACTGTTCTGCCTGAATCATGTTGTGTTTACAAAATGCCATAAGGCATAGTATTACATGCTCAAAAGAATTATGATTGTCGTTATACAATATAATCTTAGGTTGTGACTCTACGTCTTCAAGTAATTCCTCAACGTGTTCTACTTGTGTACTCATGTTGTAAATTTTGAACTTTTAGATACCCACATAACTTTAGATGAATCATAATCTTCAAGTGCTGACTTGACCCATGTTTCATCTACAGTATTTCTATAGCATAGTATATGAATCTTCCCTGTCTCATCTGGATTCAATCTTAGCAAACGACCTAGTCTTTGTGATGACTTACGTTCATTCCCATATGAATGCATGATAATCCCTTGCTTCAAGTCAGGTATATTAACACCCTCGTTTAGTTGTAGGACACATGCAAGTTTAAAGATATCTCCGGATTTAAATTTAGTAAGGTTAGATTCAGAACTCTTGTTACCACTAAAGTAAGAATAACTACATAGCCTACTAGCCTGGTCTTTTGTATTAGCAAACAGTATTACTTTATCATTGATATAATTAAGTAACTCCTTGGCATACACCTCCTTACTTGGATAAGCCATAAGACCTTTCATCCTAAGGATACGCTTCATTTGTAGTTCTCTCTGACCATTGGCACTGTCTATTGCTCTGCACCAGTACATGTAGTCTTCGTACTCAGAGGTATAGTAACCACCGTTCTTAGTCTTCTTGAAGTAGTTCTTTCTTGTATCTAAATCAAGCATGTGCACATAGATCATGTAATCATTCAGTATCCCGTCACTTACGGCATCATCTACCATATAGGTAAATCTTATGGGGCAATGCTTTGCTACCATCTCACCTTTCTCAGATGATGCTACCTTAGGAGGAGTACCTGTTACACCAACGATACAGCCTTTATAGTTAGATAGTGCAGTATCATGCTTACGCAAGAGGTTATGACATTCGTCAAGAATTATCAAATCATAATTACTAAGGTTCCTCTTAGATAAAGAAAGATAAGTCCCGTAGGTTACATCAAGATTAGAATCCTCATATCCATGTTTAATTATCTCATCCTTCCATGAAGCATGGATAGATACCTTCGGTGCAATAACTAAAGTCTTTAATGGGATAACCCTAGTACTTGATAGGTAATTAATATACTCAAGGCATATCTTAGTTTTACCTACACCCATACTGATTCCCAAACCAACACGTGAATTTGCAGATAAACCTTTTAATATTTTAATAGCTTCCGCCTGTATATCATCCCTTGTCATTCGATAATATCTTATAGTAAAGTTTATTTGGATAACCTTCTGGGAAGTATAGCTGCATTAGATCACAGATGTATACTTCACCATAGTACGAATGATACCTGCCTTCTTCCATCTCCTCATTGTGTATCTTCTCAAGTATCTTTGCATTATCTAAGTGATACTTAGTTACTTCAAAAGATATTTCTGTTGTAGATACTCCGACCTCTTCTTCTATTAATTCCATTAATGTTGAAGGAAGTCTAAGGTCTTCACGTTCTCCTCTCCAGGTAGGTTCATGTAAGTACCAATATTTGGTACCTGTTTCATTTTCGTACTTCTTAAATTTAATAATCATACCCAAGCGTTTTTACATTGCTTAGAAGTTAAGCTAATTGATTTTACAAGTTGACTGTATCTAGCCTGACGGACACCATCTCCATAGCTTTTAAATATATGGATCTCAGCTTTGTTAGGGGTAATTCTAAACCTTCTGTTCCTTACCTGATTGATTACTGACTTAACAGTATCGGCTGTAAGAAACTCTGGTTCAATAAAAGTTGTAGCATAGTCAGGCGTAGATTCATTAGGAAAATAAACATCTGCGGTCACGACATAGCCTTCGAAGTTGTCTATAAATTGTTTTATCTTTCCCATACTAATGATATAGTTTTAATGCTTTTGCTTTTTCTGGATTATCATGTATCCATGTGTGGCAGATTCTACAGATAGCCATAAACTCTGAGTCATCTAGATATAATCCTCCGACTCTCCCTTGCTTATGATGTATATCTGTAGCATTGAGACTGCACCCTGGCAGCCGTGCTTCACACATAGGATGTGTAGATAAATAAACTTTTCTTAGTGCAGTATATGCAGCATCAAGCTTTTCTTTCTTAGAAGATTTGGGGGACAAAGGTTTCTGCTTTGTTGGTTTAGTCTTGTCCTTACTAGAATGGCAACTCCAGCAGTCCTTACAGAACCTCTGTCTCCCCTCTTTCTTCCATATAGGCTTTTGAATGCCGCAACCGCTGCAAACTTTAGGTTTTGCAACTAACATTTGAATTGTTATTAAAAACGGTAACGGTAGTTTACGACTTCCTCAACTTCATCATAAAGTTTAGGATCAACCTCACCAATAATTGTAGCTATTGGTTCTAGTTTTTCATGCAAGTTAACAACAGACCGATAATGTTCGCTGTTCCTAATCTCAACAAGTTCTTCATCGAACAATGTATTCTTGATTATGATACTACCCATATCAAACATGTCAACTACAGATTCGTATTTCTTATCTGCAAGTACAGTTTCATACAAATCATAAAGAGTCTTGTTTGAAAAGTATACAAACAATAGTTCGTTGTTGCTTAACTCATTTAGATTCATCGCAGTTCATAAAAGTTAGACGGTAGTATTCTCTCCTGAATCAATTTCTCTATGATATTTTCTTTCTTGATACCTAGATCTTTGAATTCAGTGGTGCTAATGTACGCATCATCTACTATGCCAGCAAACTTTTCGGAGTAATCTTTAGCAAACTTACTGTGATGAAACAGTTTGCATAAGAAGTTAGAAACAAAATCATGAATTAGTTCTTGTTTCCAAATGTTTAGAACCTTCTGTGCCCTTAGATGGACACCGGCTATTCTTTTCTTTTTAGCATAATGCATGGCATCTATCTCTTCTTTAGAGTAAACAGATAAGCCAAACAATGCACGTTTGTAAAGGAAGTTTTGATAGGCATTAAACCTATCTTGTTCATAGATAACTTGAGATGTAAATCTCTTTGGGAATTTCTGATACTCAGATAATTTTCCAGTGTAAGTAACTTTTTGGTAGAGTGGCATTTTAGATTGATTTTAAGTTGATTAAATAAAAAATGGGGAGCTATTACACTCCCCATTTTAACTACTATACCTAAACCTACTACAGATTAAATGAATCGTTATCCATATCTGCAGTTTCTTCTAGTTCTGTAAGGTTGATATTGGCTTGACGAATTGCATCACTATTAGTATGTGCAATGGTTTCATCAATGTCAGTACCGCTTTGGTTATAAAAGCATTTACGGTAGATAGGCTGATTGCCTACCATACATACAATACCAGTCTTACCAGCTACCTTGTAGTCTGATGCTGGATCTTTGGGATTAAACGGGGTCAATGATTCCTTAATAACAATCTTACCTGGAATAATTTCTCCTGCCATAAACCCAAGACTTTCTAATTCATCTACAGTACCGTGCATCAATGCACTCAGTACTTTACTACGTACCCAACCTTTGTCAGTAATGATGGTACGTTTCTGTTCTATACGGATGTGACCGTAGTTTGAGTTGTCCTTAGATGGAACTACAACTTGACCCGCTTCATTGGCGGTTACATAAACTTTGCTAAGCATGTTGTTAATAGAATTAAATTGTTAGACTAATCGTCAAGGTTGTCAAAATTTATACTGTCGTCCTTGACATCTGGAAATTCATCAGGATAAAACTCCCTATAATAAAAGTCTACATCCCCCGATTCAGTTTCCTCTTCTGAATCGGTTTCTTCCAGTTCATCTTTATTATTTAAGACTGAGTTCTTAAAAGGATTCAGTATTACTTCACCCATATTGGTGGCGATGAGGTATTGGATATCTTCATTTGTCAGGTTAAGAACATCTGAAATATCTAGCCAAATCGTTTTACCATTGGGCAATTGATAATACATGTATCAAAGTTACTAAGTCTAATAAATAATTAATGAACTTAAGATATGATATACAAAATAGTCAGCATTAAATAGCTAACTAGATAATATCACCGGGTAATGATGCCGGTGTACAGACTTTAATGGTGTTATCCATCATAATAACATCATGATTAAAGTCTAGTTCTCGTATAGCTTGGTTACCATGTGAATCAATAAATGTAAGTACGCCACTGTAGCAATCTGAGTCAGTAGTATTTACTTTATTTATTATAATATAGATACCATCTCCTTCTATGTGTCCTGCTTCTATAGACTTTTCATCATCCATTGCATACCATAAATTCTTTCTGAGTATTCTGACTTTATCTCCAGGCTTGAATAAAATTTGTGGAAACGTATCAGTTAACGCCATAAGAAAGTTATGTCCGTTATTACCTTTCATAATGACTCTTGTTAAATAATCAACCATAAGTTTTTTATTTACAATGTTGTCGGCCACTATGTTTTCTAGCATTTTCGCTAGAGTTTTTCTGTTAACATTAAAATGAAATTGGTCTTCAGCCATAAAAATTTAGGTTGGTTTAAGATTTTATACGATATTAGTGTTATAATTATACCAGATGGCAGGAAAATTATCACAGTCAGGGGAGATTTGTAAAGCAGCTCTGAAGAGATTCCCCAAAACACCACTACTTACCTTAGCTAAAAAGATATATGAAGAACATCCACTACAGTTTACAAGTGTAGATCAAATAAGAAAGACACTATCTTATCATACTGGTAAGCATGGAAATAAAAACAGAAAATCTTTATCAGATAGATCTATGCAGCAGGAAGTATTATACAACTACGCTCCATTTGAGAATATCCCAGACTCATTTGAAGAAATCCGGGAGCCATATATCTTAGGCACCGCTACTAAAAAGATTCTAGTTCTATCTGATATCCACTTCCCTTACCATAATGCAGCAGCACTTAGAGTAGCAATCAACTATGGTATAGAACAACAAGTAGATTGTATCATTCTTAACGGAGATATACTAGACTTCTATGCATTGTCTGACTTCTCTAAGGATCCAAGCAAACCTAAGTTCCGTAAAGAAATAGAACTAGGCAAATGGTTCCTCAATGAATTAAGACTAGCATTTCCCAAGGCACAGATATACTACAAGATTGGTAACCATGAAATGAGACTTGAAAGATATCTGCAGGTAAAGGCTCCAGAGATTTTTGATACTGAGGAGTTTAGATTAGATATCTTACTAGAGTTTAACAAACATCATGTAATACTAATAGATAAGTATACCGTAATTAAAGCAGGTAATCTTAACATCATTCACGGTCATGAGTACAAAGGTGCCGGAGGTGTATATCCTGCCAAGTATATCTACGGTAAATCAAAAGTTAATACTCTTTGCGGTCATTACCATAGATCTAGCACATACCTAGACAAAAACATGGATGGTCATTATCATGGAGGATTCTCAACAGGATGTCTGTGTGAACTATCTCCTGATTATATGCCATACAATGAATGGGTACACGGATTTGCTGTTGTTACCATGAAACAAAACGGAAACTTTAGTGTTCAAAATCTTACAATAGATAATGGGGAGATACGCTGATGCCTACTGTAATAAAAGCAGGATTGTACGATGCTAACCTGATCCGTAATGATCAGAATGAACTAGATACTCCTGAGATATACATTGACCATGCTGTTATGCAAGTTGTAGATGAAAATGCACAGCTTGTTGTGCAATTTACCTACGAAGAACTCCGTGGTATCATGGCTATTATAGCTGCTGAACAAGAGAAGAAACATATCTATATAGCCGCAGCATCTAAAGATAATTAGTACTCAGAATGGGACTCGAACCCATACAGCTGTTATAGCCAAGGGATTTTAAGTCCCTCATGTCTACCT